GGTAATAAAACCCGATTTGCCAATTTACGGTGGGAGCCTTCTAGGAGGGGGGTGGGGGGATAGGGGGGTATGTGGGGGGGTATAACACTCACCCACCCGCCTCCTTACCCTCGCGTATCGCATCTGCGTTGCTCATCGGATCCTCATGCGATAGCGCGTGCGCCTGCATCGCCATAAACATCGCGGTAATGTTTGGGAAATGATGCGATGCTTTATGCAGTTCATTCACACACTCTAGATAGACCTGCTGCTTTGAAACCCCACGAAGATCAGCGCGCTGACCATAGGATTCAAGCGCAGCAGTGTTACCGTGGAGTAGCTGGATAACCATGCGGAATACTACCGGAGAGATCATGCGGACTGATGCAAGTTTGCTAATAAGCGTGCCGGCTGATTGCATTTTAATCTGCTCCATCTCTTCCAGCCTCTCGGTTATCTCGGATGCAATTGAGGCTAGACGTGCCTCTTTACTCCGATCGCCGTGCTCACCGTAATCGGCTGCAACGACTGGTTGTTGATTTATTGTGAGCATGGTGGTTATGGAATAGGTTACAGTCCGTCCTCAGGACTCTCAATGAGTGCAATGAGATCTGGAGAAAGCGATGCTGGAGTTAATAGCATTTCATCGGGATCAAGCGCATTGATAACGAGAGAATCAATAGCGATACGAAGGCGCTTAATGCGTTCGCTATGTTCTTTAATGACTGCCTTTTTGCGCCCCTCAAGAACTCTAATAGCTCGGTGGGCGCGAGCGAGTAACTGCGAATCAGAGTGCTGTGGTGTTTGTGTTTTCATAGGTGCGAGTAAGTGTGGGTGAAATTGAAGACCATTCGCGGGCAAGGACACGTTCGGCTCGGGCGAGATATTCAGTAGGTGCTTTGGGGCCGCCTGCAAGCGCCTCCAGGCAATGGAGTGCAACGCCGTGCCAATAAAATTTCCAAGCGTGCGAGTGTATCTCAATTTCGGGATGCGCCGAGAAATTGGCCTCGTTGGCAATTATCATTGAGCGTGCCTCAGCTAGTTTAGCGTTAAGATCATCCGCACCTGATGCCTCAGCGCTCATGTAATCGCAATGCGACCTAACAAAATCAACAACGGTGGCGTGCGTTTGATGCAGTAAATAGCAACCCTGAGTCATTGCGATTGTGATGCGCTTGGTGGGGTCGCAACTAAAATTTGAATGAACGGTATTTGTTATGGTAACGCGGCCCCGATGAATGGCGCGGGGTTGAGAGCAATTGCGCCAAACGGAACGCGGGTTGTTGATGCCAAATGAAAAAAACGCAACCGGCACCATTATGAGCGCAAGGTCGGGTAACGTAGCAACGGCTTCTTTCATCGTCGCAATGAGTCCGCGTGAAGGTATTTCTCCAGCGGTAAAAAAGAATACCCAATCGTTCACGGGCAACTGCATGGTGTCAGTTACCCGCTCGTGACCTTGGGGCGACCACGGCACAGTGACGACGCGTGCGCCCATGCGTACGGCGATCTCTGGCGTCTTATCCGTGCTGCTTTTATCAACAACAATTACCTCGTCAGCCCATTGCATCGCATGAGTCAGGGCACGTGTGATCCGTGCCTCTTCGTTATAAGTTCCAATCACGCAGGAGATTTTTTGTGTTTCCATTTTGCTATGGGGGATGATGTGTAAAAAAACTTAATGGTCAATTGAACATAAAAATGCGATCCGCCTGTGCATTAGCACGGCGTGCTCGTTCAGCGATTCTGAATGCTCGTAACATTTGATTTGGTTTATCAATCAACTCTTCGGCGCGAGCCTGTAGCAACGCGGCACGATACCTAAGCTTATTTTGCAGGTTAAGTTTTTGATCTATGGTTATAGTGCTCATTTTTGTTTTAAATTTTAATGTGAATGCGGATCACAATTCAGCTTCAACCTTACGCAGCATTTGTCGCACCCGAATCAAGGCGCGTTCGGTAAGCTGTTGCACCGCGACATCGGTTACGCCAACCGCATCACCGATCTCCCGATAGTTAAAACCGACGCCAGGCCGCGCATGAGCCTCAAGGACGGCCAAGCCGATGTCCCATTTGCGTGGAGTTGGGTTTTTGCGGCGCTTGGCCGCGTTTTGAGTTCTGATCATCATGGTGATTTTGTTCCGTTTCTTTTTCGACTTACGTTTCTCAATATTATTTGTTCTCAAAAGCTCGCCCATTGACCCATTTTTCTTTCTCAGAAACACGTAGTGTTCTGAGAAGAAAAAAAGGGGGCTTCTCAAAATAGCTTATGAGAATTATGAGAATAATGAGAAAAGTTACGTAAGTGATTGGTTTGGGTTGATTGGTTTCTTAATTAAACGACGTAGATTTGGTGGCTCATCTCTCGCACCTTTTTGTCGTCGATCAGCTTTTTGACTGCTTTGTAAAGCGAGGGCTGCGACCACTTGTCCTGAACTAGCTTGAGCAGCTCACCCCGCGTGATTCCGTTGTGTGGGATAAGCGGCAACAAGGCCTCGGCTGGGTTCTTTGCAGGTCTACCCGCCTTCTTGAGTTTGGAAGCATCGGCACCGGCAGCCAAATGCCAGACCGGATATTCCCAACGCAGCACAAACGCATCAATGGGTGCAAAGTTTCGCAAGGAGAACTCAGCCACGCAACACCCCTCGTCCTCATGCTCGGTCAGGGTCATGATCACATCCGGCCAACGTGCTAGCGCACCGCCGCCTGCGGCGCGGTCCATGGCCTTGGTCTGTGACTTGTCGCCCTTGGAGAAATGGTGGGCGATCATCAGGGCCGCGCCCCGCTTGCAGATGGTGTTTTCCAAGCGATAAAGCAGAAGACCCTGGGCGTCGTTGCTGTTCTCGTCCACGCCCGAAGCCGCGCTAATCTTGTAGTGGGGATCAATGATCACCAGACCGGGGTCAAGGCGGGTCAAGAGGCGGTGTAGCTGCGCCTCCACCACACCGATGTTTACCAGCGTGCCACGGAGGTTAACAATGTGAAAAGCGGCAGGGCAATCAATCCGCATCGCTGCTGCAATCTCGCGCACCCGCTTCTCCATCGCGAACGGTTGAAGTTCAAGGTTGAGGTATATGACTGGGCGCTGGGTGGTCTTTTTTCCCATCCACTCGCTGCCCGACGACACCGCCAAGCCAGCGTGGATCATGGTGTAGGTCTTCATGGACTTGCTGGCACCGCTCATCATGAGCGTGCCGCCGGCATAAAGCATCCCACCGATCAGCTCAGGCGGGGCTGGCGTCGGCGTAAGCGCGGCCTTGGCTGCGGTGACCGGCTTCCACCCGCCGAGGCCGATCTCGGCCTTGTCCTGCGGTTCCTTGAGCTTGCTGAGGATGCCAGCGAGGTCATTGGGGCCAGAGTAGGTGTAGCAGTTTTCCACCGCCGCAGTCCCGGCGGTGATGATGTCGCGCAGGACCGAGAGCTCACGGACCTTCTCGATGAAGTAGGTGGCTCGACCCGTTGTCGGCATCTTGCCCGATACGCGCAGCAAGTAAGAGATGCCGCCGACCTCTTCCAGCTTCTTGGCGCTGTGGAGTTCCTCGGCCAGGATGGAGGTATCGACTGGCGTGCCGGCGTTGTAGAGCTCAAGCATCTGCTTAAAGATGACGCGATTGGCAGGGACATAAAAGGATGCGGCGGTGATCTCGTTGGTCAGGCAACGCGAGATGATATCGGTGCCATCAAGCAGGCAGGCGGAGAGCAGATGCTCCTCGGCCTCGACCGAGTGCGGCGGCGTGCGACCGAGTGCTGATTGGGGTTTGATCATTTAGATTGGTCCTCTGCTAAGTGTTTCCCATGCGAGACGAGCCACTGCTGGAACTTGTCCATTTCCAATGGCTTTAAGTCTGTCCACCCTAGCGGCCATCCCATGAGCCACTCGACCCACAGGGGATTCAGCGCCCCAGATGTGTCCGACACGCTCATAGAAAGCATGATCTGTTTCCCTTTCGATACTCTCCGCTGGATCGAGGGCATACCAATATGGCCGCGATCCCGATTGTCGCTCGCATATGGAGTCGGATAATGCACCGCTCTGCCGAGTGTCATTTGATGGCCACCATTTATTGCCGCAATTGAGCTTTTCGCCGTTGTGTCTTTCCAGTCGCGTGCATTCGGAGTGGGCCATTTCACCACATCTTGCAATCGCGGCTGGTTTCTGTTCGCCTGACTTGGCCCCGTCCCGCCTGAGCAAGTGTCTGGTGTTGGCCATGTCCTGCGCCCCACTACTGTTTTCAGATTGAGAAACCTCGCTGTATCGTGTGCTGACTCTGGCGTTATCGTTGCCGCCATTGCCGAACAACTGCGAGGCGTAGGCCAATTTTGCGAGAATCCAGATTCGCTCTCGCTTATGTGGCGCACCAACGTCGCACGCGCCCAACACACACCACTCCGCATCATACCCCATCGCGGCCAAGTCTCCGAGAACTCGTCCAAGCCCGCGAGAAGTGAGCATTGGGGAGTTCTCCACGAGGACGTGGTGCGGTCGAACCTCGCCAATGATCCGTGCCATGTGGAACCACATTCCACTTCGGGAGCCATCGATTCCTGCGCCCTTTCCGGCTGCGCTGATGTCCTGGCAGGGAAACCCGCCAGATACCACGTCAACAATTCCGCGCCAAGGTTTTCCGTCAAAGGTTTGAACGTCATCCCAAACCGGGAAAGGCGGGAGAATGCCGTCATTCTGTCGCTGCATAAGAACGCTTGTGGGATAGGGCTCCCACTCAACGGCGCAGACGGTGCGCCAGCCGAGCAAGTGTCCGCCGAGTATGCCGCCACCAGCGCCTGCGAATAGTGCCAGCTCATTCATTTGATCCTCCTTTAGCTTCCTTCACCAGTTGGACCGTGGCCAAAGTAAGAAGCTCCTTTGGCTGCACTCGCAGCACCCGCCACCCAAGGCGGGCGGCGTGGTTGTATTTGGCCATGTCGCCGATAAAGCCTTTGCCGCGGGTGTGGCGTCCGCCGGACCAGATGCCGCCCTCCACCTCCAGCGCAATTTTGGATTCGGGCCATGAATAATCAAAGCGCCAGCGACGCAGCGGTTCAAATTGCAACTCAGCCACCGGGGCTGGGAGACCCATTAAAGTGCAAAATTGCATAAAGATTTGGGGAGAAGTTTTCATTTGTTAAGCAAGACCATAAAAAGATTCGCTCCCCATGCGTGTGGATAAACGAATATCAACACTAGCGATCGCCAAGTTTGGTGTTTTTGCATCACTACGAATTTTGATCGTGAGAGTTACCTCGGTATCATCTCCGTTTGAGTTCTTGAAAAGCATTTCTCTCACCTTTGAGGAGGTTGCTGGACTTGTTACTTCGCACGCAAATTTTTCAAGTGCTTCGTTTACAGTCTCAATCCTCCGTTTACGAGATAAGAAAAGGGAGGATTGTTTGTTTACTGGACGTAGTTCGGTATTCATAATTACAGACCTTATAATGCGCTAGAGCTAACATGGCCAACTATCATGCTGACTGCTTGCGCGATTTTCGTTTAGTTAAGTTGGCAAAAGTTATTTGTGGCAAACGCAGATATTTCGACTGCATAGCCGAGCTGTTTGTAGACGCGGCGGCGGGCCAGACCTTGCGAGCGGGCCATTGATGCGCCTTGGTCGGCAAAGTCATAGACCAGCCCGACGCCCTTGCCCTCGTGCGGGCGCATCACGCGCCCAGTGCGCTGCTCTAGCTTCGCGCCGGATCTCCCAGCGGTGGCGAGGATCAGCACCGAGGCGCGGGGAACATCCAGCCCCTCGTCGGCCAGACTGGTGGCAATGAGGCACCGGAGGGTGCCATTGCGGAACGCATCAATCGACGCCTTCCGTTTTTTCGCCCCCATCTTTGAGTGGGCGACGATTGAATCAGGGATGAGCGCAGCGAACCGCTCGCCCTGCTCGATCTCGGCCACGAGCACCAGCACCGACTGCCCGCGCCCAATCTCCATCAGCGCAGTTTCAACAACCGCGGCGTTGCGGGCGGGGTTGTTGATCAGGAGGTCAAGGGTGGTGCGCCATTGGGCGCGCCGATAGATCTCCTGCTTGTCCAGCATCGGGAACCGGCGCGCCATCTTGAGTGACTCAAGCTGGGCGGCGCTCTCAATCATCGCATCGAACTCGCCCTGCTGGTCTAGGTCGAGGATGATGACCCGACCATGCGCCAGGTGACCGCCTTCCAGCACCTCGGCCCGAGGGATGGTGATCGTGTTTCCCTCGCCCCAGAAGCGAGCGAACCAGAAGTTGCGCTCGGGATCCGTACTCTTGGGTGTAGCGGTCAGACCCCAAATGGTGCCGCGGCAGGCGTCGGCGATCAGCGACCAGCTTGCGCTGGGCAGATGATGCACCTCGTCCACCACAAGGAAGTCGAGGCTGGCGGTGTCCTCGCGGGTGATGCCGGCCACGCATTTTACCCACGCTGCTTTGACGCCTGCGCGGTCGAGTGCAGCCTCGCCCTGCTCCATCTGCTCGCGTGTGTTGCAGGCCCAGCCGATGCGGTCCCACGGTTGCGCGGCCTGGGCGAGTGCGGTTGCGCCGATGACGGTTTTTCCGCCACCAGCTGGGCAAACGCAGAGGGCGCGGGCGGCGGGACCGTTGCGGGCGGCTAGGAAATCAACAGCGCGGGCTTGATAGGTGCGAAGCTTCATTTTGCAGCCTCTAGAAAAGAACGTGTCCGCGCTTCACGAATTTCTTTCACAGCGCACCAAGCACCGCAAGTAGATCCATTAGGTCGGATAGCTTCGCTCCGTGCATGATTAAAATAAATGCCCTTCCACCCTGCCTGCCGAGCAAACTTACGCTCGGCAGCATTGAGTGGTAGAGGCATAGGAAATACGCCACGTTTGGCGTGCTCAGGGATGAGCCACGAAGTAACCGCGTAGATACTCACATAGCCTCCTTTACTACCGGCACCCACGCATTGTTTGCGCGCATCCGGCGGAGGTTGCCGAGCATTTCGCGGCGCTCCTTCTTCGACTTCTTAAGCCAGGCACACGGCCCCAGCCACGAGGGCATGGAGCGCGACCAGCCAAGCGCTTCAGCGCGATTAAACTTATGAGCTAGCGAGGATTTCATTTGGATTTAGTTTGGGGATAATTACGAGGAGCGTTAGGTTTTCCACCACGGGAAAACCAAAAGAACTTTATCCCCTTATTTATTTCGCGGCAAAGGCTAGTTTCACTAACTCGCGTCGGTGCGTTGAGACCGCTTGCCAAGCGGCGAGTGGTTTTTGGTTTGGTGGTCATTAGAATGGAACGTCACCGTCGTTGATTGCTGCGGGTGCGGGAATGGGCTTGGGCTTCGCGGGCTGTGGCGCCGGCATCCCAGCAGGCTTGGCAATCGCCCTCGCCTGAGCTGAGAGTCGAGCCAGCATACCACCAGCGATGGGCTTTGCTGCGGCGCGGATTGGATTGATCCACTTTACCCGCGACCAGTCCTTTCCTTTGTCGTCAGTTTCGGTCTCGACCGTGATGCTGACCTCGCGGCCCTCAGCCTGAGCTGCCAAGGTACCGAAATCATCGTTAAAACCGAAGCACTCGCGGAGCGTATTGAGGCTACGCTCGTAGGGTTTTTCGGAAAGCCAGAGCGTGCCGTCGATTTCGCCCTCGCTGGTTTTGAACGCGAAGAAAACGCCAGGAGTATTCTTCTTTATGGATTCGCCGACTTCGGCTTTCTGGACAAGGGCCGTAAAACGGCCAGTTGGATGTTGTGACATGGTAGTGTTGGGTTGGGCGTTGAATTAGTTACGGACGCTAGCTTTGGCTTCGTGCCAGATGCGGAGACCTGGCAGAGATTGGTTGTGTGGGATCTGAGCGCGGATACCTGCGTTGTTGGGCTCAATGACGCAGAGGTCGGGTCGCGCCTTAAAGAGCGCGTTGATGTCCGTGACCTCGAACTTCCATGACTGCCGGAGCGCGACGCCCTCGGGCTTGATTGCAGCGATGGCAGCAACCGCCACGCGGGCCTCGATGGCCTTGACCTCAAGCTCGGCTGCGGCTTGCTGGCTCCGCTCAATCTCGGTGGCGCTGACCGCCTGCTCAACTGCGTGCTGGGCTCGGGCAGCGTCGGCGGCAAAGCGATTAGCCTCATCCTGCGCCAGCCTTCTGACTGCGTCGGCCTTGCGTTCTTGTGCGGCTTGGAATGTGCCGAGGATGCCTTCAAGTCGGGCCTTTTCCTCCAGCACCTCGCCAATGAAATCCTTGGCGGTAGCATTGATCTTGCGGGTGAGTTCAAGGACCGGCTTGCCGACCTCCACTCGCGCTGCCTCAACTTGCTTTGCAAGCTGGGTGAGGAGGCGGAGAGCGTCGGACGCCTCCTCGGCATCCAACGCATCAGCTACCGAGAGCACGGATTGAGCGCGGGTTAACGCCTCAAATCGCCGCACGTGCGAATTAAGCGCAATCTGGATCTGGGCGTCGCCGATACCGGTGAGGGTGATGGGGGTGCTCATGCTACACCTCCACGCGCAGATATCTTAGCCGATGCCGCAAATGCTACCTCTCGTTGGATCAACGACTTTGCACGCTCGGCATTTAGATCACGCCAAGTTTGTCCAGCGTTGATCCAAAATTTTTGAACGAGAAATAAATTTACCTTATCCTCATTTTCTCCCAGCCACTCGGCGAACCCGGTAGGCCACACAAACGGAGCGGCAAGGGTGGCGAGCGGGTCGCTGGGCTTTGCCGCCGGCACGGCAGGCTTGTTCATTTTTTCCTGGCACCGAGTGATGACCTTCGCGGCTTGCTCGGTGGTGAGGTCGGCGGGGCTGATCTCGCCGTAATGGGCAAGTGCGGCGTCAATGATCTTGGCGCAGACCGAGGTCTTTCCGTAGGTGGTAAGCGTCGCGATCTGGTCGGACGTTGCCGATGCCACTGGAACCGACAGCGGTGCTGGCTCAGGAGCAACCACGGGAGCGGCTGCGCGGGGCGTCATCTTGCCCGCAAAGATCGCAGCGAGCTCAGGCGGGAGCTCGTTGTGGATCATTGGCATGATCTCTGGGAGACCATATCGGTTCTTGGCGTCCCATGCCGCGGCGCGCTCGGAGATGAGCACGCGGCGTTTGCCGCCGTCACCCTTTACCCGCCCGTCGTTGCCCTTAATGGTCGACGTTTCGTAGTTGGCGAAGAGCAACAAGTCGGCCCACTCCTTAAAGAGAGGCGCGGTCTGCTTGTGCAGCTTGAGCTCGTAGCGGTCGAAGCCATCCACCATGTCAGGCGGCGAGACCTTGACTGTTTTGGCGTGGGCGACCCAGACCACGTTCACTCCGTGGCTAATGAGCGTATCGCAGGCGGCAAGCGTGCGGGCCATTTCCTCGGCCAGCATGATGTGTCCCTTGCCGAAGCCGAAGTCCTCAATGGACTTCTTGCCCTGCTTTTTCAGCAGCGCCTCGGCGGCGAGTCGCTCGCACCAATCGGCGGAATCAATTACGACGGTCTTATAGCCGTCCGTATTAACCGCGAGCTGGGCCAACGCGGACTGCAGCCCGGAGAACGTGTCCACGCTTGAGCGGGCAACGTCGAGCTGGTGGGTGCCTTCCTCTAAGTCAAGGAAGAGCGGCTCGGGGAGGAGCGCGGCGAGCGATGACTTACCCACGCCCTCCACTCCGTAGATAACTGCGCGAACCGCAGATTTACGCGGTCCTTTGGTGATGTTAAGTGACATTGTTTTTTCTCCTAAATTAGTTGTTTGCGATCAGTTTCTTTTTTTTACTTTTGCCTTTGGGCGGCATGACACGAACGAGGGTTAATCCACTTCTGCGCTCTCGGACCCACCTAACCGAAAGGACGGTGGCCCCGTTGCCTGCTTTTGATGCTGCCTCTGTTGCCTGTTTGTGGTCCTCGTAAACCTGTCCGTCTACTGCCTGGGCAACAGATGGGCATCCGACGACGTATCTTTCTACGTAGTTATCTACGCATTCAATTCCATCTCCCCTTTGAACAAGCTTTATGCGTAGTTTCTCATTTGCCGCATCGCACCACCTTTCAATTATATCGCGACCAGTTTTGCTTTTGGGATCAATTCCCATGCATTTTTTGATCTTGTCCCAGGTGATTAGGCCAAGGCTTTGAGTGTCGATTAGTTGCAGTAGGTTAACATTCATTTTATTAGGTTATAGGTTGTAGATTTATTTTTCGCTATTTTCAGCGCTAAACGGCAGCGGAAGATTGCCATCGGCCTTGGCGGATAAGTTGAGGACGCGACGCATTGAGTAGGTTGCTTTCACCTCAATGTCGGGGGAGTCGGCGCCGGCGGGCCAACTCACCGCAAGGGAGAGCTTGGCGCGAACTGGTGCTTCGTTTCCGTCTTCGTCAATGGCATCTTCTGCCATGTCGGCTGCGGCCTGTTCGATCTGGTTGAGTCGCTCTGCAACTGCCTCGCGGCAGAGCTGGGCGACGGTGTCAATGATGCGCTGGTCGCGCTGGTTTCTGTCTGGTGTGTTCATAAATTCTCCGTGTTTAGGTGGTGTTGGGATCTCACGATGCGCAGGATGGCCTCGTGAAAAGTGAGTGGGGCGAGAGTCGCCCAGGCATTCATTGGCGCGGGCTGATCTTCTGGCAGGGCGCAGAGCGGCTCGCCGTTGGCATCGTATGACTGCGAGCGCAGCGGTGCCTGCTCAGGATAGTCGCGGCCCTCAGCGGCAAGGTTAGCTACGCTACTGCTGCATAAATCCTCAGGCTTCACTTGCGGCCTCCGTTGCGAGCGCGCTTTTTGGGGCGCGATTTAACGGATGGCATAGGTTTCGGCGCAATAAAATCGCGGGACTTGTTGGCCTCATCAAGATTTTTGTTTGCCCAATCGCCACCGAGAGCGATAACGCCGATTATAAAAACGCAGATGGCTAAGACGACTAGTAGTAGTGTGGTATTCATAGGTTGGATTAGCTGACAAGAATGGTTTTAATTTGGGCATCAATTGCCCGTCCGACGCCGCGAAGATCAGCGCGCAGGGCCGCTGCTGTCTCTGGCATCACTCGGGCTGAGATTGGGACGCGCCTTTTGGCAGCTGGTTTGGCGGCGTTGCGGTTGCCTTGTTTTTTCACGAGGCGCGGAGCTTAGCGGCGTTGCTTCCGAGTTCGCCTGAGTTGCGATATGCCGCGCACGCGGCGCGAGCTGACTCGGCTTCAATCCGGTTGCCGACCAGCCAGACTCCAGAGGAGTTGCGGCGCATGGAGTTTTTTTCGTCAGGCGAGAGGTTGGCGTTTTTGAAGAAATGGATATTGTAGGTTTTCATTTTAATTTAGATTTGAGCTAGTCGGTCGGCGTTGTGCCTTCCATGCTCACTACCTTGATCGCCCGTTTTCGTTTTGCAACACAAAAAGAAAAAATCTTTTGGTGGCTACGGCGTAGCCTTCCAGTCTTCCTTGTCGTCGTCGTCCTCGTCTAGCGCCTCGCTCGCCTGATGGTCGAGTAACCGGGCAACATTGGAGACGTGGGCCTCAATGGTCTCAAAAGTCGTTTTGTCGCAGAGCTCGACTGCGTAGATGTAATTACGCTCAGATCCAGTCTCGCCGCTGCGCGTCTCGACTGTGATTTCAATTCGCATTAAACGATTACGTAGCGTGAAGCACGAATCAATTTTCCATCTGCATTTAGAACAACCCCTCGGATTGTTTTAATTGTGCCGGCACGATTTGATTTTGTTAAAAAAATGTCAGTGTAGTTTTTGGAATGCGGCAAACCAGACTTTTTCAGCATCGTCTGAATTTCCTCAAAAGTTTTTGAGCCATGTGGGAACTTGGTTTCGCGTGTTGCAATTTCCGCTTGCAGCAAATTTGCCCACAATGCGTCTTTAGTAGCTTTTGATTTCTGTGGCTGCATAAAATCGTCCTCCAATGTTTCGAGTCTGAAAAAGCTGGTAGGTGCCGTCGTCAAACAGCACGCCGTAGGCCCAGCCCTGCGCCCATCGGAGCTTGGCGGTCTTGCGATTGATATAACCCATATCGCGACGGCAAAGACACCCGATAGAACGAGCTTCGGCTGGCTCGCGGCTGGCGACTGGTGCTGACTCAATCGTGTGGATGTGGCCAAAGATTGTGTTGCCGTAAATGTTGGCGTGCTGACGGGCCGCACCGACGCCGCAATGGTAGCCATGGAGCACGGTTAGTTTTCCGAGTTCGTAAATGCCCAGCTCTGCGTCGTAGGGGAGCATCGTTGCACCGAGACGCTTCATCATGCCTTCGACCCGCTTGATGCCGTCAGCGGCATAGTCGCGGAGGAGGCCGGTGGCAGACTCACGGAAATCCCATAGGCGCTCGTCGTGATTGCCGCGTAAAAAAATATTCGTCGTTCCGCCCTTAAAAAACTTTTCAAGGAACCTTGCGCCACAGTCCCAATCATCCTGCAAAGAAGCAGCCTTTTCATCATCAGATACTCCTCGGCGTAGCTGCCTAAAATCCCAGTTGTCGCCGGCATGGATGCGGATCTCGGGCTTGTAGTCTGCGATGAACGCGAACAGTGCTTCTGTCGCCGTGGCATCGGCCATGTCGCCGTGATTATCTGAGGCAACTATGAATCGACGCGGTTTGGATTTCATGGTGATTATGACTGATTGCGCTTGTGCTTTTTGTAGCGATCCCAAAGTGCCCAAACCGAAAGTGCGGCACCAGCGGTTATGCCGATGAAACCGATGATATCCTTGGCCAGATTCAACCACGCGGCTAGCCCGGCAGAATAGCCTGCGATCTGACCAAATACGTAGAAGTTGCGGTCAGGATTCATGAGGTTTTAAATTCTTTTGCGTGGACCTGGTTGGCAGCTGCAAATGCACCGGCAGCGACGAGAAATAGAAGCGTGACTCCAGTCATCCATGGGTGGGCTTTGGTCCACTGATAGGCTTGCAACATGATAAAGATTGACCCGCCGGCACCGATCAGCGCGTAGCCGATGCGCGGCCCCAGAAATGCGAGCTGAGCCATTAGAAAAAAATTAGCGACTCCACCAGCTACGAGCAGCGCTGCAAGCGAGTAACCACCAATTAGGATGGTGCGGTCGGTCTGGTTGCGGGCTTCGTCCCGCTCCTTGGTTAAGATCGCGATCTCCTTGAGCAACTGCGCGACTTCGGTTTCAAGGGCTTTGACTAATCGTGTAATGTCAGCGGCTGGTGCGGCAGCAATCGCAGCTCGCTGACCGTCGGTATGCGATTTGGCAGCAGGTGCGATGGCGTCGATTTTAGCGGCTTCGTTTAGGATGGCAGTATCCTTACCTTCCTGCGATGCGATAACAGGCGCGGATGCAACAGGCGAGGCATAGGCGGGGCGCGTGGCATGGTTGCATCCAGCAAGGAGAAACAAGCCAATTAAGAGAGCGCCAGCAAACGCAACTCGCCCACCCTTAGTGCGTGCTAATGCGGTGATAAATTTTAGCGAGTGAGCAACAATACATCCAGCGTGGAAACCAGCTTGCTCATAGTCTGAAAGGGTAGGTTCCATGTTAGGCTATGGCTTTATAAACAGCGTATGCAATAGTTGCGACAAAGATTAGCATAATGAAGACAATAAACGCTATGAAACAAGCGGCATCCTGGTCGTCGTTTTTCATGGCGCGAGTAAGACTTCCCAACGGTTAGCTGCGATGATGCCAAGCTGGTCAAGTGCGGCGGTCAGCGAAGTAAAGTCTTGGTCCGCCTCGGAGATGATACCCTCGCTTTGTGCAATCATTTTAGCACGGATCGCAGCGGGGTGTTTTGAGGCATCTAAAGCCACAATCTCGGCATCGGTGAGGCGGCGGATAACAGTTGCACCGGACTGCGTGCGTGGTGCATTTATTGACCCCGCATCAAACCATGCTTGAACCTTGGCCTGCATATCATCGGTTACCAACTGATCGGCGGTAATAGATGCGCGGCCATTGTTCTCAAACAATATGACATTTGTGAGATTGAGCGCAGAAGCAATTTGGTCGGCGTTTATCATATTCCAAAAGCGTAACTCATCGGTTGAAAATCTACGGTTAAAGCGGCTCCACCTGCTGCACCATTATTGATTTCAATAAATGCGTAGCGATTAATTGCCTCAGTTCCAGTCGGTGCGCCAGTTTGAGAAAGCGTAATTGTTGTGCGAGCCTGACCATTATAGGGTGCTGCGCTGCCTCCTGCGCTTACATACCATTGAGCATTTCCTGCACCGTCAGCTTCAAGCGACCAAAGAACACCACGAGATGTTGCAAATGTAATTCCGGTGGTTTGAAGGTTGAGTGTTGTGCCATTATGAACTCCACAAAATACCTCGTAGTTTGTGCCGTTCCACTGGATTTCAACCATGAATCCACGATTGGCAATTTGACCGATTGCAGCCGATGCTTTGCCAACGCCACAACGGATGCGGGTATCGTTGGCGGGTGTTCCAGTGTGATATACATCCATGAATCCAGATGCGACCAATGACTGGCCCCAATCAACCACGTTAAAATTACCATTCCAAACTCCCCATACTGGTGAACCAGGTGGAACAATGTTACGCGCTCCTGCACTTGTCGTTCCTGTTAAACGAATGTTTCCACAAACGTCAGATGCCGATGCCGTTCCAGTTCCAGATGATGCCGCGCTTGTATACATCGCACCAAGAATACGGTAGGCGAATTGATTTGTTATTGCAACAAGAAGCTGACGGCGAGTTGGTGCGCCAGTTACCGTTGATCCAGTAGCACCGATTGTTGGCACCGTCCCAGCCGTGGTCGTCGTCGCCGCTGGGTAGCCAGTCGCGTTGGTGAGCGTGATGCTGGATGGTGTTCCGCCAGCACCGTTGAAAACTACGGGTGCGCCAGAAGATCCGACGCTGACTGCGAGCGCAGTTGCTACGCCAGTTCCGAGGCCGGTGACGCTGCCGATAGCAACTGTGGGAGTCACCCAATCATCATCGTAATTTGTGCTGGAAACTTTTGTCAGCACTTGACCTGCCGTGCCGCCAGCGGGAATCGCGCCAGCATCAATGCCACCGACATTCACCGTCCAGACTGCGTAAGTGCCGCTGCCTGTGTGCTGGTTTACGTCCACTATCAGTGCGCCAGTCGTCGAGTTGTAGCTCGTCACCGATGCGTGCATATGTTTGCTCACGTCATACGCGATGGTCACGTCCTGCGTAGGAGTGTAGGCGAGGCCCGTCCCAACGGTGAGAGTTTTTGCACCATTGCCAATCAAAAGCGAGGTGGTCGAGCTGGTCAGGTATCGGTCGCCCACTTGGGAGAGAAGGGCAATGGTGCCAGGTTCGGAAGGTAAATTTATATCTAGTCCATTTTGCGAAAATGTAAGCGTTCCATCGTCATTCCTGAATGAAACGTCTGGACTGGCTAACCCCGACTTTAAAACAACGGTTCCGATATTGGATACGTTGTCGCCAACGGTTGCCGTTCCGCCTGCGCTCAACTCCAGCACGTTGCCGCTCGCCTGCCCTACGTTACGGGTTGCTGCCGTGCCAAGACCAACAACTTCGGATGCGCTTATAATTCCACCATTGCCGCTGGCACCGCGAGCCGCGACAAGCATCCACTGTTTTGACCGCTTAGATGGTGGCTCCGTAGGATTTTCCACAAGGGCGATATAGGACGATCCATTCGCGCTAACATAATCGAACGGCGCATATTTTTCTCCGCTCTCATATGCTCCTCGTGGGTTAAATGATTTTGGTGCATCAGCCTGCACCGATGTAACGGCAAACTCGGCTTTGAACGCAGCCATTTGCGCGGGAAGCTCAGCGAGCTTTAATGCGATTTCATCTACTTTATAACCAAACTCAACCTTGGCTTGCTCACTGGTTTTTGTGAGTTGATCGACCACGTTGCTTAGCTCAGCGCTAAACTGTTCCTTCTCGGTGTTGATCTGGTTGGATAAATGCTGAGCGATGCTAGTGGTTTCCTCGCCAGTCTTAGTCAGTTGCTCGGCCAGATCATGCAAGGCTGCGCTGAATCGTTTCTCCGCTTCTTCGGCCTGCTGGCCGGCTTCAGTTTTAAATTGCTCCAGTTCTTGAATACGCTTGAGCGACTCAGCTAAACACCGGGCAATTTTGATTTCGCGGGTGTTGGCCTCGTTCAAACATTCCGCGATCTGAATCAGTTGTGGGCTCATTTTTTGGATACGTTGAAACCAGAGAGCAGACCGTTAAAAACTCCGATTTCGTGGATCTCGTTTTCGAGCTTTTCCACCGTGTCCAGATTGTTGGAAAGTCCTTTAACTCCATCAACAATGGATTGCATGGCTGCAGCGGTAGTTTCAGGAGGTGGAAGCGAAGCCGCAGCCGCAGAAGCTCCAACTTCAGATCCAGCCGCAGCCGCAGCGGAAGGCGTGGATGGAAGCGAAGAGGTAGTAAGGCGGATGGCGGTCTCGGGCACGCCGTAGCGAGCGGCAAGTTCGGAGACCTTCGCGGCCTCGATGGCGAGCTGCTCTAGCGTATCCTCGTAGTCGTAGCCATTCTCGGCGGCAATCTGCTGGCCAGATTTAATGCCTTGGCGGTTCTCGTTGAGGTTGGCGGTGGACTCGCGGCCCACATCAATCGACATCCGTGCCGGCCAGCGCCATTCTCCACGCAAAGCACGACGCAATGCTTGCACCGCAGTCTCTCCTTCCTTGGCTGGAGGCGGCGGGATTTCTCCTTCAGCAATGCCGATCAAGATCACGTCATTCTTGATTGGGTCGAGCACCTTGTCGGAAAGCACACCACGGTGGCGGTCCCAGACGCGATCAGCCTGCGCGAACTCGGCGCGCACGTTGGGGCCTTTGTAGCCTTGAGTCCCAAATAGCACGCCGGCGGGAATGCCGAGACCCATAGCAATCTCATCCATCAGGTGCTCGACGAAGCCGGTAAAAGCGGACGACGGACGCGATGGCATCACCTCCACTTTGTCGGAGGTGTTGAAATATTTTATCATTCCCATCTCTGAGATCTCGTCCTTGCGCTGCTGGCCATTATCGAGGGTGAGAGAAGGAGCGGCGCTAAAGGCTTGGCGCGGCGAGGCTGAACCACGCTCATTGAACACTAGCGCCGCCTGCTGGGAGGCGAAGCGAACACCAACCTGCTCAGCATCGAGGATGCCCTTGAGCATCCTGGCGGTGTTGATGACTGCGTGAAACTCTGTGACTCCGCGGTATTGGTCGGCGCGGAATGGGTCGAAGTAATGGCAGAACGCACGGGCGGGGACGTCCTCTGGATTTGAGTAGGAGCCGTTGCGGTCGCGCTGAAATACTCGGAATGCAACCGGCTTTCCAAAGTCATCGACCACGATGCCGTCGATGTATTTGTCAAACATCGAAATCTCGTTCGGATTGCCAATCAGATCGGCGGGCACAAGTTGAAGCCGGAGACCATCAGGAGTCTTGCGCAAGGCAAAGCCGCAATCGCCGTCCACGGGCCGCATTTGCAGCGCCATTCCGACAAGCTGACGAAACGAATGCCGGCCTGTTACGTCGGCTTTTTTGCACCACGCATGGAAATACTCAGCGATGGTTCGGTCGTATTCACGGTCACCAGTTGCCGGACTCCATTCGTTCGGCGTGCAATTCAAAGCGAACTTCTCTGGGATGCCGGCGAGCGCGGAGAAATTGGCGATGAGGTCGCGGGCCTCAAACATCATGACCTTTCGCTCGCGGCT